ACCTGGCTCTTGAGGACGGCGTCCCAGACGGTCCGGGCTTTGACCTGCTTCTTGAACCGGCCCTGTGCGACGTACATCCGGTACAACTCGTTGAACTCCTCACCGTACACGTCAGCAAGGCCCGGGCTCTCGTTGGGGCACATCAGGAACCAGTCCTCGTCCTTCTCAACCTTCTCCATGAATAGATCCGGGATCCACATGGCCGTGAACAGGTCGCGACAGCGCATCTCCTCGTCACCCTGATTTAGGCGCAGCTCCAGAAACTCCATGACGTCAGCGTGCCACGGCTCGAGGTAGATGGCGAAGGACCCCTTGCGCTTCCCGCCACCCTGGTTCACGTACCGGGCCGTGTTGTTGAAGACGCGGAGCATGGGCACGATTCCATCGGCCACACCGTTCGTGCCCTTGATGCGGCTCCCGTTGGCGCGGATGTTCGAGCAGTGAATACCGATACCCCCTGACCACTTGGAAATGTGCGCGCACTCCTTGAGCGTCTCGTAGATGCCGTCGATCGAGTCGTCCTTCATGGCCACCAGGAAGCAGCTCGACATCTGGGGGTTGTTCGTGCCGGCGTTGAACAGCGTGGGAGTGGCGTGCGTGAAATACTTTTGGGACATGAGGTCGTACGTCTCCTTGACTCGCGGGAGGTCATCTCCGTGAATGCCGACGGCCACGCGCATGAAGAGGTACTGGGGCGTCTCACCCTCGTTAAGGTAGCCCTTCTGGAGGGTCTTGATTCCAAAATACCCAAAGAGGTAGTCGCGCTTCGACTGGATCACGGCGTCCAACTCGAGCGCCACGCACTTCATGAAATGGTCGCTGACGATGCCCTTGACGTGCAGGGCGACCATCGCGTCACTGAACGTCTTTGGGCAGGCCTTTTGGAGGTTCGAAACGGTCACGCGCATGGCCAGAGTCTCGTAGTCTGGGTCTTCAGTCATCATAGCGACGGCAACCTCGGCCGTGAGGTTATCGATTTCTGTGGTGGAAATGCCGTCGAACATGCTCGTGAAAACCTTCTGGGCCACCTTGTCAGGCTGGATGTTCAGGGGCTGAAACTCGGGCGCTGAATTTAGTTTCAAAATTCGTTTGGTCACCTTGTCGAAGAGCATAGGCATCTCATCACCCGAGCGCTTGATGACCCTCATTGTCATTTTGACGTCCTGTATTTTTAAGCCCTCCTTTTTTTCCCGGCTCATTTCAATGGACACGTACGATATGCGCTCGGTCCGCCTCGGTGTCGCCACGCCAGTCGGTCAGGCTTTCTTGTCAGAGTTCAACCGTGAGAGTATCCACGATGACATCATCCGGGCGATGAAGGCCAAGACGGGGTACACGATCCAGCGCCAGAATGATTTTGACCTCCAGGCGCTGATGCGCAAGGTGTACACTGACCTGGTCCAGGATCCAGGGACGGACATCATGAACCAGGTGGCCCGCATGAACAAGCAGGTGGTCAAGGAGTCGACGGCGACCATCTCGACCGGTATGCTTCAGCAGATTGTGTACCTGCGCGACATTTCGGCCAATCCAGTGCCACTCGCCATCCCAGTCAGCACGAGCACGTATGGCAACAAGCTGCCCTATAACACCAAGGTGACGCTCTAGGATATTTTCGCGTCTAAAATTAAATGAGAGCTCTGTCTATCATCATCATTTGCTGCCTTGCCCTGCTCGTCACCTCTGTTCTTCAGGCAAACACCTGCAAGTCCAAGGATCCAGTGAACGACCCGACCCCCTGCACGCGGCTGTGGGGCGCGGTCGGCTGCGCCATCTTGTTTTATGCCATCTGGATGCTCTACAAGAAAAAGTGAGCTTTTTTCGTCAGGACCATCCTATTTGGATTTCTCATAATTGAACGGGGATACGCCTGTTCAGTAATGGAGTCATCGAACCCTGGGCCGAACGAAAAAACTATTGAAAATTGGAAGCTCTTGGCGGCCCTTCCGCAAGTCTCTTGCTAAGCTTGCTTAGAGGACTTGAGCGTACAATATTTAATGAACAAATACCGTGACGAGACGGCCGAGATGTGCAAGCGCAAGGGCTGGGACAAGGCTCCGGTGAGTATCGTATGGATGTTGCTCAATGAGGAGATGGGTGAATTGGCCTCGTCAATTCGCCAGACGCAGCGGATTTACCGCAAGACTGGCCTGAAAAAGGACCGTGGCACTGACATCACCATGGAGATGGGAGATGTGTTTAGCTATCTCTTCCAGTTGGCTCACATGCTCGACGTGGACCTTGAGCAAATGTGGACTCTCCATCAACAGAAGATCCAGACCAAAACTTATAAAAATAATGTATCAGTATGTTAATGGCGACGGCCTTGATGCAGTGTGACCAAATGGCCATAAACCGCATCAACCCGTTCACGGCGACGGAATCCTTCGGGGTCAATTTCGATGGCTTCCCCAAGAATATCCATATGGATGGGAGCTACATCACCGAGATTGACCCTACGCCCATGGAGGAGAGTGGCCGTCCAGAACTGGACGGAGAAATGAACTTCAACTTCTCAGGGCCCATGTACCTAAAGACGAGCGACACGAGCCCCGCGCCTTTCCGCCCCTTCCCAGCGCGCAAGTACGAGTACGCCGATGGCACCACAACGTGGGATCGTCCATACCTTCCATGGTCTTGGGAAGGCAAGGGTAAGAGCCAGTCGTCTATGGACCGCGAGTCCATCACATTCTTTATCGTGAATAACTCGCTTCTTTTCCTTATTATTTTCATAGTGCTTGTACTGTATCTGTCCTCAAAGAAGTTCTAGAATGCCTGAACCTTGGGCGCTTGAACCTTTACTAATTTAGTTGCCAAATTATCCCTTTCAATCTTGGCCCGTTCATCCAATTTGGGGCACGAATGCACCTCAAGCTGAATGCACCGATAACAAAAATCCCCGTGGCACTCACGGCATTTCAGGAACCGGTTCTTGTGAGCACACTTGAGGAACTCGCGCTTCGTCGGGGCCCCCGTCACAAACGCCTCCTTCCAGGCCTCCATCATCTACTAACAGACATACAATTTCCTTCTTAAATTGCGGATCGTCCCACGTGACCGCATCGTCATCCAGATCGCAGAGGCCATTTGCCCGCCCGCTGCAGATCCGGTCCCACGCCGCCCTCATGGCGGGCAGGTTGGTCTGGAACCATGCGCGATCCCGGACGACCCGGACGACAACAAACTCTTCGGGGCGGGGCGGGACGCTCACCGCGTCCGCGGGACGGTACTGGATGAAATCACACTCCTCGAGGTCCGTAATTTCAAGCTGAAGCTGGACCTGGGGCAGATAGTGCTTCGGGACCTTCGCTTCGATCTTACGGGTCAAGGGGCACTTGATCTCGATCAGGAGCCCATCCTCCGTGACGCCGTCTGGCGACGCCCCGAGCCACGAGTACTCTCTGTGCCGGACCAGACCAATCTCATGCGATTTGCGTCCGGTCCGTGCGTCATAGAGGTCTCGCACAAGAGGCTCGAGGAGGGTCCCATGGGCCGTCGCGGCGTTCCCGGCCCATTTGGTCTTGAGAACCTTCTTTTTCACAAAAGCATCAACACTTTCATAGTGATTTTCGCCAATCGCACTCGCCACGTCGCTGGCCGTAATCATTCCGTCACGGAGATCTAACCATTCCTGACTTCTTTGTTCGGCGTATTCAGCCGCAAGCAACTCCCGCGCTCGAAGAATCACCCTGCTTTCTGATTCCGGTTGGGACATTCTTATTCTTAAATCGCGGATCAGTCTTAAGTACTATCTCGGCGGCGTTCTGTTCAGCCTGCTTCTTAGTAAGTGCAAAACCGGACCCACACTCGAGGCCATCGACTACGACCGTGATGAAGAATTGACCATTAATATTCCCGACCACGCGATAATCTGGTAGAGCGTACTTGAGCGCCTGGCACCAACGCATCAATTGGTCCTTGTAATTGTCGTCGACGAGTGACGTCTGGACTTTTGTGAATGATTCAAACACAAAAGTCTTTGCATGGACCATACCCAGATCGAGGTAGATGGCCCCCACGAGCGCCTCGAATGCATCCTCCATGATGTGCTCATTGGTGTTCCAGCCGTTGCGCTCACCCTTCTCATCCATGAGGATCAATTTGTCGAGGCCAAGAGCTTTGGAAATTTCGCAGAGGGTCTTGCCCCTGACCATTTTCGTCCGAGCCTTGGTCAGGAACCCCTCCTGCTGCTTTTCGTGCAAGTCGAAAAGATGTTTGGTGACTATGAATCCCAGAACCGAGTCGCCCATAAATTCAAGCGTTTCGTACGAACCAGTCAAACCTGAATAGCGCTTCAGGGCTGACTTGTGCGTAAATGCCCGCCGATACAATTCGACGCTTTTGACTTTTGTACCAACCAGAGTGTTGAGCTGATCCCGATTCAGCTCAGGAGCCGGTTCCATTTCTTGTTGTGATAACTTGGTGTGACATTTTTAAGTGGCTCACTTCTTGATGTAATCAAGCGCAAACTTGCCCAGGAAGAACAGGATCAAGATCCAGAAGATTATGTTTATAAGCTTGGCCATCGTGCAGTACGGTCCCTTGTCCTCAGCCTTGCATTGAACCGTGGTCCCAATGAGGCCAAAGATACCAGATCCACCAATACCACCGTTGTTGTTGCGCGCCATATACTATATGTTTTAGAATATTTACACAGCCGGTGCCTTGGCCACCTTCGGGCGGACCTTCTTCTCCTTTGGGGGCTCGTCGGTGGGGGCGGCCACGGGCTCCTTCTTGGCGCGGGGCTTCTTCTCAGTCTCGGGCTTCTCCTCCTTGATGTAATGGGGATTGATATACTTCTGGATGTTCAGGAAGGTTACCTGGATGCCCTCTGGCACCTGTAGCAGGTCCTTCATGGCGGCATCCAGCGTGATGTTCTGGCCGGCCTTCAGGCCCTTGGCCTCGACGTACTCGTTCATCTTGCGAGTCACCTGTGACCGCGAGATCTTGTCAGTCTCGCCCAGGCCCAGGAAGGCGCGAAGCTTGGGCGTCACGTCCTGGAGCTTGTTGAAGCCGTTGTTCTGTGCGCGGACAGCCGCCTTCTCGCCGCTCGGGTCCTCAATATGCTGACGGATCTTGCGGATGTCCTTGCGCAGAGCCTTGATCTCCTTAGCGATAGAATCCAGGGTGATTGGGGTAGTGGTGGCCATTTCTACATTACCAGGGACCCGAGGCTTTAAGTCCGTTTCAGTCGAGAAAACCTGCAGCCACCAGAATAATAGCGACAAAGATTAGAAGGTACAGAAGCAGCTGCCAAACCTTGATGTCGGGATTTGCCATCGGGCCCAGAAAGTTGGTGGGTTGGGTCGATGAGATTTTAGCCTCTTTACCTGGAAGTGCTTCTTTGGCGCCTTCACCTATAGGACCCGCATCTCCAATTGGAAGATTGGCCCCGTACCCCTCTGGAAGTTCCACGCCTCCCGTCCTGTGCAATTCCATCTTCAAATTCTGTGACTGGCCTATATTTTCACATCTTGGAACGCAGCAGCCAAGGTCACATGGGTACACGAAACCATTTTGCCGATCAATATATGCGCAAATATTTGTCCAAGGATCCAAGGGGTCAGCAAGGCACACGCACCCCTTGTTCAGGAACTCTTGATTGCACGCGTTCATCTAATGTTAAAGAAGAAATTTGTACATACTATAATGGAGTACGCAAAGCCCCAGAAGCTCCCAGACGGCCGTTATTTCCTGAAGGTCACTTCAGGTGGAGCCCCAGTTCGGCACCAGGTGAACGGTCTGATCCTCCAGGATTCACTGGACAACCGTCACCCCAATTTCAAGCTCGCCGACTCCAGCCTGTTCAGCCAGATTGACGAGGAGATTCTGGCCAAGGCGAAGGAGTCTAAGCAGGAGTGGTTCGGCAAGGAGCTGAGCGACGAGACAATCACGAGCGCTTTCCAGGAGAGCGTGACGGACGGCGTCCTGGGCGCTTCACTGGCCGTGGTGAAGGGTCAGGTGGCCACGTGTGCGTTCGACACCCAGAAGACGGCACTGGCCCTCGAGGACGTCAAGCCCGAGGCCAAGTGCGACGTGGTGCTCGAGCTCTCGGGTCTGTGGTTCCTGAAAAAGTCGTTCGGCCCGATTTGGCGTGTGATCCAGGTCCGCGTCCGCACAGGCCCCCGCGTCCAAGAGGTGCCCAAGGATTATTTGTTCACGGATGAGCCCGAGGTCGAGGAGGACCCAGCAGATTATCTGGACTGAGCCCGTCCAAAAAAATATCACCGACTAATAATAAATGGATCGCAAGGGACTCGCGATACTGGTTCTGGCCGCCGTCATCCTTCTGCTTTTGGTCAGCCCTAGCTCGAGCGGATACACCCCCGCCAATGCCAACGTGTCGGGCTTTAACCTTGGCAACGCCGCGTACGGATCCCAGGAGGCCACCGCCTCTCAGCAGGGTTCCGAGGGTCTGTCAGCGGCCCCATTCGCCGGCGGCGCGGCCAAGCCCGCTCCAGCAACTTCCGCGAGCTTGATTCCCCGTGAGGTTGTCCAGACCGAGGATTTCGGTCAGTTCAGCCCAGACGCCATCCTGTCGGGCCAGAACTACCTGGACCCCCGCAGCCAGATTGGCTACCCAGAGACCCTGGGCGGCAACCTGCGCAACGCCAACCGCGACTTCCGCAGCGAGCCACTGAACCCCCGCACCCCAGTCAGCATCTTCAACCTGAGCACCATTCCTCCAGATGTGATGCGCCCCAAGTTCGAGATCAACAACGAGTACCAGTAAACTCCAGCTCGCGTTTCAAAACTCAAAATAAACACTACGTAATTACCAGAAATGGACTTTAAGCACGCTATGACCGAGTGGGTCGGCCTTAAGGTTCAACTAGCCTCAGCTCGCAAAGATCTCACCGTGCTCAACGCACGTGAGAAGGATCTTCGCAAGTTTGTGACGGAACACATGGCTCGTAACGAGATTGACACTGTCCGCGTCCAGGACAAGGTCAAGGTGAATTTCAAAAGGAAAAAGACGAAGGGTGGCCTCACGAAGGACGTCATCAAGGCGGGCCTGCGTTCATTTTTTGGTGGAAATGAGGCCCAGGTCGAGGGGGCTTTCCAGGCGATTCAGGACGCGGCGCCCATGAAGGAAACCTCGGGCGTCAGCGTGACCGGGCTCAAGGATCTCATGGGTTAAAGCCATGTGACGCACTAATAGTAAGTAGAAATAATGGGTCTCAATGATGAGTACTCGCGTGATGCCTACAACTACGAGCAGGCTTACGACTCGGACGACTCTGACGAGTTTGACCCAGATCTCCATCCAGAAGACTGGCAGGATATGTACTCCCAGGAACTCCTCGATGGTTGGATGAAGATCCGTGAATACACGGAGGCGCGTTACCTCAGGAACCGGGCCACATTCAATATGTTTGTTCATTTCGTCATCAATCCCCGTCACTGGCACACCGCCAAATCTCCCCACCCAACTCACGCAGATCTCTGGGATCTCGTCAGGAACTTGCCGGTCGTTGGTGAACGACTCGGGCCCGAGAACTTTTACGCATGGGCCGAAAAATATATCGACAGAGAGTAAATGATTGACATTACCGGCCCCAAGGTTCTCGCCCCAGCCCTGCTGTTCGCCGTCCTGAGCCCAGGCCTGCTGCTGGCCCTGCCCAGTGGCGCCAGCCTCCTCGTCCAGGCGGTTGTGCACGCCGTGGTCCTGGTTGTTCTTTATCACGTGATCGCCACGTACGCGCTGAAGGTGAGTATGACAACCGCTGACATGATCGTGCCAGCCCTGCTGTTCGTTCTGCTGACGCCCGGTGTGCTGCTGGCTCTGCCAAGTGGCGCGGGCCTAGGTGTCCAGGTCGGCGTGCACACCCTGGTGTTCGCCATCGTGTTTGCGACCCTGCGCTCATTCTTCCCCCAGTATTACTAGACGCCTAGTAGAATGAAGTACCTAGCCATTGGCCCCGGTGGAATGGGGTACTTTGCATTACTTGGGACTATTTCAAAATTTAAACAGGCGGGTCAGCTTGCGAACCTCGAGGAGATTTCGGGGGCGTCCGCAGGTGGGCTCTTGGCTCTTGTGTTTGCCCTCACAAAGGGGGACACCACAAAGGCTCTCGATTATTCATTGACCATACCGGTCAAAACCCTCATGAAACCCAACCTAAGAAGTCTCATAAAGGACTATGGTCTCATTTCAATTTCTAAATTGCGAAAAACATTTAGCGATATGATTAAATACTTCACAGACCGGGACGACCTGACATTCACCGAGCTTTACGAGTGGTTCCCAATAAAGATTCACATGTCCTCGTATTGTGTGAATTCTATGAAGACGGTCTACTTTTCGGTCGACTCGACGCCGTCCATGAGCGTCGTCGACGCAGTATCGGCCACAGTTGCCATTCCCTTTGTTATTTCACCTGTAAAATTGAACGATGGGTGGAACTATGTGGATGGTGGATCGGCCGAAGCGACCCCATGCGGTCCCTTTCTGGGGAGGGACCCCCAAGACATTGTGACACTCGCCTTTGACTGGAAATTTACACCCGAAATTAAGGATCTAAAATCGTATGCGTTTGCAATCCTGACCTCTACGATGCGCCTCAGGCCCACCTACACAACCCCGACCGTCATGATAGACCCGGGTAATATGAACCTCTTTGACTTTGGTGCGGATCAGGAGGCGAAGCTCCGCATGTTCCTCGTAGGATTTTCTCAGTAAATATCACACTATGAGCTCGATACTGCGTTCCAGCTACATGCAGAAGCGGACCCGCAAGGTGATCCGGGTCCGGGCGTCCAAGGGTCGCCCCTCCTACTCGTATGTCCGCAAGGCGGGTACGACCCGCGTCAAGGCGGTGCCCATCCCAGACGTGGGTGCGGCCGGCAAGGGGTCCAAGCTGATCGGCAAGCTCAAGGCGGGCATGCTCACCAAGTACGGGTACCATCCCGTCGAGGCGATGACGAACCGTCGCATTTCCCTGTCCAAGGGGATCAGCAAGGGTGAGAAGCCCCTGGCCGTCATGCGCCGTCTCGTGGCCATCAGCACCCTGACCAAGCGGACGGCGCCCCGTGCGTCTCGCATTTACAAGCAGGATGCCGCGTGGGTCCGCAGCAAGTACGCCAAGTCTTTCAAGGCGGACCTTAAAAAAATGTCCCGTTAAATAAAGGAAATGCCTACCCTTGCTGAGATTCAGCAGTGGCGGCCCCGTGGACGATCCGCGAACGGGTCCGTGCGGAACAACCGTCGGCTGGCACTGACAACGGGTGTCCAGATGGCCCTGGTGGCGCCGGCACCGCAGCGCAAACAGGCGCTGACCCGCGAGCTCCGTAAACACCCAGCCGTGGCCCTCTCGTGTCTTTCGCGCGTGACCCTCAAGCGCGTCCTTTTGACCCTCGGGTTCAGCCTCGCGGCGGTGGGCGCCATCATGCACTTCCCGAAGTTGCCCGCCGGTGGCCTGCCCGCAATGGCCCCCACGCCCACTGGAAACGCCCCTTTGGCCGCACGGTCGTGGGGTCAGCGCGCCATGAACTACGCGCCGGGCCGGCAGACGGTCATCAATGTGGGTGGAGCCGTTGCGACCGTTGCAAATCCCATGTTCGCTGTGAAGTGGGTGGTCTCATCCGTGACGAGCCGGACCGTCACGGCCATGGACAACCAGATTGGCCAGTACGAGCAGGCGGCCAATCGTGCTCGTGTGAACCTCGAGTTTTACCTTGCCTGGACCATGTTCATCGCATTCTTGGCGGTCAGTTCCCATTTTATCCCCGCGCTTGCGTACAATGTTCGAGCGACCGTTCACGTCTTGACAATGGGCAATGCTGAAGAGGCTGCGATGCTCGCTGGTCGCGTAGGAACCAAGGCTATTGAGGGTGGGGCGGTCCGGTCCCGGTCCCGGTCGCGCTCTCGGGCGGCGGCACGGACCCTCCGCATCACCGCTGGCCCTCGGCTCCAGAGCATGCCAACGAACACCGAACTTCTGGCGCGTATGCGTTAAAATTATAGTTTCATAAATTAGAATGAAAATAGGACAAATCAAGGATGCCTTGGCGTCCGCAATGTTTCTGGTGGCCATGATTTTGGTCGCCACCAGACCCATTCAAAAAAACGTGTTGTTAGGAGCCCTAGGTCTTGGGTTCTTGGTCGATCTCATATTCACATTGAGACCCAAGTGGCACTGTCAGGACTGGGATAGATCGAATTCACTTCCTAAATTGGTGATACTTGGGAAAGTTATAGTTTTCGCAGGTCTTGTCAGTATCAATGTCTATCACCTCTATGGCCCGTGAGATCTGGGATTCTCTGGGTCCAGGGTACAGCGAGTCTGTGTACCACTGTGCATTTGAGGTGGCTCTGCGGCGTGCGGGTCTCTACTACGAGACCGAGCGGATAGTGCCCGTGTTTTATGACGGGCAAAACGTGGGTCACGTGCGGGCCGACTTGATTGTGGAGCGCAAGGTGGTGCTCGAGCTCAAGTCGGTAGGGAAGCTTAATGAGACCTACCGAATTCAAACCCGGAATTACCTCAAGCTCTTGAACCTCGAGGTGGGATACCTGATCAATTTTCCAGACAAAAATGGACCCATGGAAATTGAGCGGATAGAGCGGGAGATTGAGGTGCCCGTGATTGTGGACCAGATTGACTGCTAAGCCGTCTTGAGAAACTCCCACTGGAGTTCCTTGCACATCTTCTCCCAAATTTGATCCTGAATATAGAGCTTCTCCTTGGACTTGAGCAAAGGAAAGCAAGGCAAGTAATCATCCTCCCCTAGGAGCTCGCAGAACTTGTAAAGGACATACGAGTAACTCAGGAAGTTCTTGCGGGTCGAGGGTTTGTTGTGTTCAAAGGGGGCTTGGATCTTGTGGAACATGAGCCGGAGCCTATCCTCGAGGGGCTGTGGCATCGTCGGGGGCTGTATGCCGTTCAGGATGGTGGTGATATAGGGCACGTGCTCGTAGTACTTGGCCTTATTAAGCTTCTTTAATAATGCCTTGACCTTTTCGTGTGTAATCTCAATTAGGTCTTTGATCTTTTGCTTCTTGAACTCCGAGCGTAATTGCTCTATCAATTCGTCCGGCACACTCGTCGATTCCTTTGCTTGAAACTGACTGATCCATTCGTTGAAGTGATTCTCGCGCTTGTACGAATAGGTTACATTCTTCTCCATTTCCTGCTCCTCTTTGAACCCGACCTCCTCCCCTAGCACGTAGAATGAAGCACCGCATTTGGTGCATACATCCTCGCTTTGAGCCTCTTCATGAATTTTTGTATAGAATTCACCACAGGCGGCACAGGGGCGGTCATGAAAGGCTTGGATGGGTTCGGTCCCCTCATAATTGTCCTCAACTTCGCGAAGGTACTTCTTGTAAATTTCCCCTCTTTGGACTCCTTTGCGAGTTGATAGTGTGAGATTCGCAACCTTCTTTGTCGCCGCTTGACTCGGCACCGTCTCGACTGTGGTATATTCCCTTAGTATAGGTACGCAGCTTAATAAAAAACTTACCCTATCTTCCTCCGTCTTGCACGCGTTCATTCTTTCATGAAATCGCGCCTCCATGAATTCTTAGTATTTTATCTTTTTAAATACTAGATGGTGAATAAAGTCGTTGGACCGGCACTTATGGTCGCGCTCCTAACAGCTCTCCAGATGGTGGCCCAGAAGCACGTCGCCTCGTCCCTGAGCCACCAGACTGTGTTTGTACTTGGCGCTGCGATATATTTCGTATTGACTTTGTTCTATATAGGCTGGCACAAGGAACTCATCCAAAAGGAGATTCGTGGGCTCGTGGTGCCAGTGGTGCTCGTGATGCTCGGGGCGACAATCCTCGGTTTCTTGGCCAATATTATGTACTTTTCGGTCGTCAAGCACAATCAGGTTTCGCTGGTCGCAGCCATAACGGCGACCGTCCCGCTCTTCGTGGCGGGTCTGTCCGTTTTGATCCTCAAGGAGGCCCTGGACGCCAAGCAGATTGCTGGTATCGCTGCGATCGTGGGGGGCACGGTGCTCCTCAGTCAATCTTAGGGGCCAAGTAGAACTTGAGGTCTCCTAGGTTGGCAATCGTGTAACGGAAAATGATGGGCATATTCTCATTCGTAGAATCTTGCATGAGCTGTACACTCGAGCACATGTTGGTCGCCTTGGTGAACAAGTTGATGTATTTTAGACTGAAAATAGAACCGGTCCGGCTCACAGACTCTGGAAACTCGAGAACCGTCTCCTGCTCTGCATAGTCACCCTTGCAGCTCATGATGAGCTTGTTGCCCTCGCGAACGATAGTCATCTCGTTGGCCAGGTTACCCATATCACGTGTAATGCGTTGAAAGTCCACCGAGGCCATCGTCGTCACGATGTTCATGTTCACGTCAGGCAGGTCCAGGATGTCCTCGTCGATATCGAGAAGCTTGAGACGGAACTTGGTCGAGGACTTTTTGACTGGATTTTCGATCAAAATATCCATATAGTCCCGGTCCTTGACGTCGATCGTCAAGGTGTCAGTACCCGAGATGCTCTTGAGCAATTTGTATATGTTCGTCATATTCAGGCCCGATGCAATCGGCACGGGACACGAGAACTCCTCAAAGTTCTCGGAGCTCAGGCTCATGTCCACGAGCGTCACACGAGCCGTGTCGAGAGTCAGGATCTGAACACCCTTGGGGGAGAAATAGACATTCACATCATTGATGATGTCCTTGAGGACCTCAAAGACAGACTTCAGGGCCGCCGCCTGGATCGTCTTGAGATGCATAGTTACACATTTAGTGTTCAAATTCTCTAAGTTAACGCGCCTTTTGGTAGGCGTCGGTGACGCTCATGGCTATTCTCTCCTCCAATTCAGGAGTCAGGGTCGGCTGGAGAGACTCCCCGTAGCGATCCAGGTCGAAAAGTCCTGGGGCGTCCGTGCCGTCCAAATTTGAAGTGAAACTTGGGGCTGAATTCCACGACTCAAACTCTGATGGAATCATTGACGTCAGCCACGTCTTGACTTCACCGCCAACCTTCATGACGCCCTCGTTGGTCACGAGGGTCGGCACCTTTGTAATCTTTTTGGAAGGCACGCCGTGGGTCGTGATGTTGTGGAATCGCACAATCTCAAGCAGAGCCGGCTGGGTCTTGATGAACTGGATAATATCCGCAGACCATTTGCACTTGTCGGAATAGACCAGGAGGGCCATTGCTACTTGGTGTCTATTTTTTTGGCCCCGAAGTTTTTCGCAGTCTTTAGTAATATGAAGGCCGACCTGAGTATCATCGGGCTGGCGGCCATCGCCCTGTTTCTCCTTTTGAACGGCCGGAAGGAGGAGACTTCGACCTACAGCACAGAGTACATCTCGGCCGAGCGTGTACCGCCTGATGTGACCCAGAGCATCATCGAGAAGATCCAGATGACGAACCCAGATCTGGTTCCTCTCGAGACCCTGTTCATCAACCACCAGGGTGATGGATCGTACAAGTCCCGATTCATGTTCATGAATACGCGTCACTTTTACGGGACCCAGTTGGACATCCAGGCCCGGGTCGGTACTGACGGGACTGTTGACATTATGACACAGAAGGATGCTGTCGTCCGGGATTACGCCAAGGCTTACAAGCAGGACCAGTACCAGCCATGGGCCGAGGTGCAGGGCGCCATAGATTCTCAGCTCAAGTATGCGCTGTCTCAGCCCGTGACCACCCCCCCGCTGTCCGCGTACAAGTACTAGGCACAAATTCCTCTTCAAAATTAGGACATGGAAGCTTTGAGCGCCAAGGAGATTGCATCCATGGAAAAGGTTAGGGCTGATGTGAAAAAAGAAACGTATCGAGCGATTCTTCAGCAATTTTCTCGCAAAATTCGAACATCCTACGAACTTGGGAGAAGAGAGGCGGTCCTGATGGTCCCTCCGTTCGTCGTGGGGTACCCGAGGTACGACATTGCCAAGGCGGTCGTGTACATGGGCCGGCAGCTGATAAGACTCGGGTACCACGTGGAGCTCGTGGGCCCCGTGGAACTCAGGGTTCAATGGGAACGGGCTCACGTGACGCTCTTCGAAGATCGTCAGGACCCCGAACCGGTCGATATTTTGCCCGGGCTCGTGAACCTGCAGAAGACGGCCCAGAAACTGCGCGTGACAAAGAGGAAATAGGCCCGCGTTTCGGGCCCGCGGGAAACTTGTTTCCCTTTACTAAGAATGGACCTGTTGAACGAGTCCGAGCGGCGCTTCACGAAGAAGCTCTGTGACGCCATGGTTCCCGTGATGATTGCTGCATTCTGGGAAATATGGCTCGAGGCCCAGAAGGAGTGCGCCGAAAAGAAGACCCGGACCACAATCAAGGTGTTCCAGGAGCTTCTCCGGGGCATCAAGACATGGAACTCCTCAATTTCACTCAAAAATACAGAGGCTATCATGAAAAACCAGCCCCTTTTCCCAAACCTGCTCGCGGCTGTGTTTGTGATTCACGTGAAGATCCTGAGTGCGATCCGGACCGACAAAAAGTCCAAGAAGATTTGCATCAAGCTGCCGCAGAATGACGTGTTTGTGCAGCGGTGCTACGAGGCGTGCGCCAAGGACCTCTATGAGGAGCCTTACATCATCACCGAGACCAACACAGAGACTGCCCGTAATGAAAACCTCAATACCCGTTTCACCAAGCACATCTGCAACGTGATCGAGGACCTCGTGCCGACCGCCGAGATTCTCCAGACGTACCTGCCCATGCCCGCCGCCGGTGAGGACCTGAACCTGGACCACGAGGACGAGGATCCAGAGGCTGAGGACGAAGACCCAGATATGATGAACGAGGATCCTTTGCCCAACAATCAGGACGGCGAGCCTGTGAACCAGGACAATTCCAATATGGAATTCGGTAAGACACCTGGGGGAGTGGACAATACCGTCACGGTGAACAACTCGATGACGCCCCCAGCAATGGAGGGTGCAACACCTGCTCCAGAGAATATCCAGAAAATGGAGCAGAATCTATTTGATGACGCAGCCGAGTCTAAAACCCCCGGCCATCAGCGCATCGAAAAGCTCGGTTAAATAATCGTAGAGGGTAATAGATGGATCAGTACCTTCGTGAGCCTTTCGGTGCGGCCGTGATTGCGGCTGGTGTGACCATCGCTTACATTTACGGCAAGGCGAAGATGAACAACGAGGGCAAGGTGAAGAACTCCGACTTTTTCAAGCCCGCGTTCCTCGTGGCTCTGCTCGTGTACTTTATCGTGAGCCAGGGGCAGGGCTCACACGAGACCATTTCGCGCGAACCTTTTTAACTTAAGGATGTAGATTTTAGATAAAACATAAATGACGACGGTTAAGGCTTTCAATGAGATGATGGGTCAATTCCTCGACGAGCTCAATGCTACGTTCCCCGAGGAAGAGGCGGTCAAGACGGCCAAGGAGGCTCCACGGGACCGTGGAACCTTTGAGGGTTTCATGCAGGACGTTGGTCCCCACGCCACAAAGCTGATGCAGAAGGATGATGGCTTCTTTTGCGAGGAAAATCCGTTTGTGAAGAACCTGAACATGCACGTGATTTGGGCGAATCCAGATGCCACCGAGAACACCAAGCAGGCTATTTGGCAGTACCTCCAGACGATGTACATTCTGGGCAACACCATCAACATGTTCCCACCCGAGACGCTCGCGATGATTGAGACGGCAGCCGAGGCTTGTGCCAAGAATATGCAGAGCCAGGGCGGTCCAGGTGGCGCGGTCGATGAGCAGGCGCTCATGGCTGGTATGAACAACATGCTCGCCCAGATGCTCGGTGGGGGCGGCAACCCTTTTGGGGCTCCAGCCCCTCGGCAGAACCCCAAGGTGAAGGGGCCGACTCGCCGTAAGAAGTAATTTCTCAACTAAGATTAGAATGGATCTCAAGCAGATTTTCAACAAGGATGAGATCCTCAATTTTTGGCCCACCTCCAAGCAGACGGCCCGTGAGCGCACTCTGGCCACAGCGCGCTTCGTCATTTACGCCACGTGCGTCGTGTACATTATCAACCGCGACCCGCGTATTTTCGCACTAGGCATCCTGGTGCTCTCTATTCTGTACTATCTATGGACGGCCAACCTGATAAAGGACGGCAAGGTCCGTGGCACTCAGGCTGATGGCCGCATCTCAGGCCCCATGCGTGATGCCGTGACGCTCCCATCATTCGACAACCCAATGGGCAACGTGCTTTTGACCGACTACGCGGACAACCCAGATCGTCCATCGGCTGCGTGGTATCCCAGCGTCCGCGGTGAAGTCCAGCAGCAGTGGGCCCAGATTCACCCCTTTGAGCGTGTGCGCGACGCCGAGCGCAACTTTTACACCGCCCCAGTGAGCACGATTCCCAACGACCAGACGGCGTTCGCAGAGGCGTCGTTTGGTCGCAAGTTTGCACCAATGTGCAAGGATCAAGGCGGTGCCGCTTGCGATCCAGATGATTTCAATTTCCACTTCCCAGAGCGTACTCAGCTGCGCGCCGGCAACGGCGGCGCTGGTCGCGGTGGCGGCGGCGGCGCTTAATTTGGCAGGCGACGACCCTGAGCGCTCATCAAGCGACCCAGGGCGCGCGTTCCACGACCAGGCAGGGAAGCGGCGTAGGACGCACCACGACCCACGGAAGACGCAACATTACGCGCCTTGGCCGCCACCTTATATGGAAGGGCGACAGCCTTGGCCGTCCCCATCACTGCCATCGAGCGTGCACGATTCTCCAGGGCTTGGAGTTTTCTCTGCACACCCGCAGGAAGTGCAAGCTGGTTTGTCCGGTTGAAACGGCTCGGCAGAGGCGCACCCGCCTTCAAAAGGGCCGGGATCATACGTGGATCCTTGGCCGCCAGAGCCGCCAGGGTCTTATTCGAAGGTTTATAGTTTCCAGTAATCGGCAGACCTGCGTGGGCCTGTTTGAGAACCGACTTGGGCAGCTGGTACCCCTGAGCCTCGAATTTCAGGATGTTGGCGGCCGAAATGACGGGCATCGGGAAGTTGGCGTACGCACCCTCGCCAAATTTGCGGGGCATTCTGCTACCGTTCAATTTGACAAACGTCATTTTGGGCTCGTACAAACTGCTATTGGGCTGGCCACCCAGGCACGCCTTGCGGCCGCACGTCTTGGGGCGGCGGGCACGCGTGCGCTCGACCACCGGGTACTTGGCGAGTTCTTGACGCCGACCCATAGTCCGCGTCATATACGCGTAATTCGGCCCGCTTGACCCCAGGGGGTAGACGGCCAGCGTCTTGCCAGGTGCACCCACAAAAGGGGTGTTGACCTTGCGACCCATCAGGGCAGCCTGGAGCGCCATTGCGAGCGTGAGCCCTTTGGCTACACGGCCAGGTCCACCGCGCACCGAACGGCGGGCCCGCGGCGCGCTTCCACGAGCGCGGGGAGGGCTCGAATTGCGAACTCCGGGTGGCGCGGAAAAGGCCCGGCGGTACATTGGATTGACTGACCCACCGAAACGAGCCGGGGCGGATCGGCGACCGGCACGCGGCGAAGACCGACGGACAGGCGAACTGGACTTGGCCCGGCGCCGGGGCGTGAGATCTCGAGCTCCACCGGAAGGAGCTGAAGGCATTGTTATTATCCAGCAAGACTTTTTTCGCCACTTCTATTAATATGTCTCGTCTTGATACAAGCCCCAATGTTCTCCAGAAGGGTGTGTTCATCGGTCCCGCTCAGGTTGTCCTCGAGGACAAGACGCAGGTTGAGAGCGAGCTCCGCGTCCGCCCCACGACCAACTGGCGCAAGGATTGGACCGAGACCGGTTACGACTTCCCAAATAGCTATGTGACCCTCACACAGCGTGTTATGGATTGGAATCCAATCAGCACTTTTGTTGACGACCAGAACACCCGTTTCGCTCAGCGTTACTTTGGAAAGTAAGCTAGCTATTTATTCTCGGTCTAATAATAATGGACCCTCTGGCCCTAGCAGCAGTTGTGGGTCTTGTGTTTGCCGGTAAGCGTTTCGCAGAGCGGGAGGATTACGAGACTCCCAAGACTCAGCGCGAGAGCAATGTGCCGCCAACCACTCGATCGATTACCCGTAAGGATGTGGATCTTATGGCGAATCCAGTCGACCACTCGGCCGACTATTTTGACCTCAAAATTATGACCCCAGATCTTGGTCGGCGTGTTGGCGACTGGCGCCTCCAGCCCAAGGATGCCGTCCCTTCTCTCCAGGTCCTTTCCAAGACGAACTCGCGATCCCCATATGGTCAGCCCGTGTATGATCTGTATGCACGCGAGAATGTGACGAACAAAATGAACAACCTCCAACCAATTGAGCGCATGAATGTGGGTCCAGGTCTGGGTCTCGGTCCAGACGTGGCGGCGGCTGGTGGTTTCCACGACTTTTTCCGGGCCCTTCCCAACAACATCAACGAGGAGCGCCTCACGACCCTCAAGGGGATCCCCGGAACTCCAGCGGCCGTCGTCAAGAACGGTGGTGCAGGCGGCATGGGCATCATTACGCACGAGGCCAAGGATACCAAGGCGTGGTACCGCCCGCCCGCCCAGAACAAGGGCGAGGGTCAGGGCGGTTCTCTCGTTGGAGCCGAATCTCGGCCGCAATTCCTGAAGGGTGAGCGCTCCACGATCCGTCAGCAGACGGGTGGGCGCGAGGACACGCTCTCGACCGGCCCGGGGCAGTTCAACGTGGCCCAGCCCTACGCAGCTGGTGGCGCCGTGGCCTACACCGACAAGTCCCTGACCCGCTCGAGCGGACTGAGATCCAAGGAGGATCGCCCGGGAAATGCTGGTCGTATGAACGTTCGCCAGGACCCAGTGAATCAGGTTGGCGCCATGTCTCAGCTGAGATCAGAGACCATCGCCTTCCCAGTGCCCCATATGAATGGCGGTCGCTTCCAGCAGTACAAGGATGCTGAATTTTACAAGTTCAACGAGTTCAAGGGTCGGGCGAACCCCCTGGCGGCCACCGAAAATCTCGACGTGGCGATCCACCAGCTCGAGAAGAATGCGGTGGCTCTCCCATCCCTCGCCGTCGTCTAGACCCGTGCCAAAATAATCTAGACCAATTGTAAAATGAGCGGCGGTGTCGTTCAACTTGTCGCAACTGGTGCTCAGGACGCATGGCTGACGGGCAAGCCCGAGATTTCATTTTTCCGCTCCAACTACAAGCGGTATACCCACTATGCCAACTCGGTCGAGAGACAGATTATCCAGGGCCAGCCCACGGCCGGTGGTATCTCGACCATCCGTTTCGAGAAGAAGGGTGACCTGATGAACTATACGTACCTGACGGCCCGCGACACCAACGGGTCCCTCATTAGCAACCTGGATTGGTCCAAGGTTATCGACAAGGTGGAGCTGCTGATTGGCGGACAGGTGATTGACACGCAGGATTTCGAGTACATGACCGACATCGAGCCCGTGACCGGCGCGCAGAACTTCTCTTCCCGTTACCTGAACAACAACTCGACCGGCTCCACCAACCAGCGCAACGCCTTTTTCCCCTTCAAGTTCTTCTTCTGCAAAGACTGGTCCGTGTCCATCCCACTGGTGGCGCTCCAGTACCACGACGTGGAGATCCGCATCACCTGGTCGGCCACCCTGGGCTCGACGATCAACTTTGGCCCCACCACGGCTCCAGTCCTGTCGGCCATTCCCCAGGCGACGGCTAACGTGCTCGTCACCCCAGTCGCCCAGACCTCCAACGTCTCTAACCTGGTGGTTAACAACACCGCGGGCCCCCTGTTCCCAGGTATGCTCGTGATTTCGCCCACGAGCAACATCCAGACGAATGTGTCGGTCATTCAGTACGTGTCGAACGTGCTGGCCAGCGGCATGTCCAACGTCCAGGTGGCCTTCTCCAACACGGCCAACACGAGCATCAACTCGCTGTTCAGCGCGGGCGCGACCCTGCAGGTCTACGCGCCAGTGGCGGCCGGTGCAATTGCCGCCGCCGTCACCACGGCACAGAACGCCACCACAGGCTTCCTTCCCTTCACCGCCATCAGCAACCCACTTGGCTCGAACGTGTCCGTTACGGTCGGCCAGTATGTGGCGGGCACGGCCATCAACGGCCCAGTGGTGGTGACCAGCGTGTCGAACATTGCCAACTCGAACGTGGCCATCTCCTTCCCTTCCCAGCCCAACCCGGCGTCTGTCGTGACCCCAGTCGGCACCATCGTGTCCTTCTTCCAGGGCACGGCCAACTCGGCCACGACCTACTCCCAGCTGCAGTTCCAGTGCTGGACCAACTTTGTGTACCTGGACCAGACCGAGCGCGACTACTTCGCCAAGACGACCCAGGACCTGCTGATCACCCAGGTGAACCGTGTGACGGTGCTGAACACGCCAACCCAGGAGATTGCTCTGGCTCAGCCCATCAAGTTCCTGGCCTTCCCAGCGGTCAACTACAACGCCATCTACGCCAACGGTGCCAACTCCACCGTCGCCTCCAACTATACGCTCAAGACCCAGGTCAACGGTGTGGATGTGGGTGAGGCTCGCTTCATGCCCCAGTGGGTCGACCTGTCCCAGTACTACAGCACGCCCTTCGGCTACAACCACAACCAGGCTACGGCCAACGTGGCCATCATCAGCTACTGCCTGGACACCTCCAAGCTCCAGCCAACGGGCACGCTGAACTTCAGCCGCATCGACACTTTCCGCCTGGTGACCAGCCCTCTGGTGACCAACGGTATCCTGGGTCTGTGCAACAGCGGCATCAACTACACGTCGGTCTACCTGTACGCCGTCAACTACAACGTGCTCCGCATCCAGAACGGTCTGGGAGGCGTCTTGTACGCGAACTAGACGTAAATTTAAAATTCATAAATGTCAATGCAGTTGTGGCATTGGCTACTGCTCCTTGGTCTCGTGTTCCTGATTACTTACAACCCGCGTACGGGAAATCTCGGCGGTTTTTTTGCCAAGGAAGTATCAGTAGAGGCCGACCATGCCTCGAGAGAGACACAAAGCGATAGCGATCCCGATGAGCACAGTGAATGATCTTCCCCACTTTTTGATCGTCCATGACCGGAGATACCGGGAGTGGACTTTCGTCACCGGCGGGTGTCGCCGACGCGAGGTCTATAACCCACTTCGATGTGCGGTTCGAGAACTCGAAGAAGAAACACGGGGCACGATAAACCTAAAAAGGGGTTCTTACGCCTATTTTAAGTTTGTCACCGATACACCAGAGCCTAGGGACATTGAAGATGGCGTGGATGTCATAAATCACTACCACGTATATGTATTTGATCTCCCTATGACGGCCATAGAGCATCGGCATATAGTCAAGCGGTTTACGGAGGAGAAGGACAAGATGGAAGGGGCCCAGGTGCCTTTCCGCAAGAATTACGATGAAAATGACGATTGTAAATTCGAGACGCTCGAGGCGATTTCCCAGCGGGGAAACCTGTGGCCCATGATCCGTCAACACGTCATCACGAACCCTGAATTCCACAGGGCCCTGGTAAGTCAACACAAGACGCCATTCAATTTGCGTACATAATTAGTGAAAAAGACCTGGACTTATACCAGAATGACTCGGTCAAAACTCGAGTTTGCGACGATCCTAGCCAGCATCAGGGGCCAAGGTGAGGATCCTCATAAACTTGCGCAAGAAATGACGCTTCGCAAATTGTGTCACGAAATTGAGAAGGTCGAGGAGGCCAAGGCGGCCGAGGTGGCTGAGGCGCCTCCAAAGAAGGAGAAGCGCACCAAGTCACTTTGGGAGTGGATCACCTTAGAGGAATCAGACGATGACTAGACAAGTATGAACAGGTGGCGCGTCCCAAGTGGTCCAGCGACCCATGTGCTCATGGATGGCGGGATCCTATTCGTCCCACTTGAGGACACTATGGAATTTTACAGAATCTATATTGACCTCATCAATTTAGGAACGAAATTGTATGTGGTTGAGCAAAAGACGGAAAATTTCAAATTCTTTGTGGACCTTGATTACAAGGCTAAGGAAAAGTTGAAAGATGAGGACCTTCTCCAATTTTGTTTCATAATTCAAGAGGCTGTAGAAGGTGGGAGGTGTTTGATCGCTCGGGCTCAACCTCGTCCGGTCAAAGAAGGGATCAAGACGGGCGTCCATCTCCATTGGCCGGACCTTATCGTGAACAGAATTCAGGCTCTCAATTTACGATCAAAAATCATCACGAGTCTCGGTGAAGGACCTTGGGACACCATCGTGGATGCGAGCGTCTATGGTGGGTCTGGTCTACGCATGCTCTGGTCACACAAAAAGCCTACAGGGGATCCCTACATTCCATGGAAAGAACTTGGGGGCCCGGACCTCAGCAAAGAGCCGAGCGTAGAAATCTTGGCTCTTTTCGCGGTACGGACCGAAGAGCAAGCCAAGGAGACTGAAACCCTCGCGGACACGTCAGCGCTCGAAGAATTTGTTCAACGGTACCTTCCGGGTCAGCGGCGCGCGCGCATCAAGAAGGTCCAGCGCCACGAGCACGATGGGTGGTTTGCCCAGACGGACTCGCGCTACTGTGAGAGAATCAAGAGTGAGCACAAGTCGAACCATATATGGTTCTCGATTCATTCAGGACGGATATTCCAGAGGTGTCTCGATGAACAGTGTACCGAGTTTAAGAGCGAAGGAACAATTCTTTCCCCATCAATAGTAGAGCAGCTCCAAGATGTTGCTATTGTGGGTAGCCCTTCTGGTTCTTTTCTTATGGATGTTTTTCCCAATAGGCGGACAGGGTGACCGCTTCCGCAAGTACGAGAAGCGCGTCCACAAGTTCTCAGGACTCGACCCTGAAAGCTGGAAGCGCTTCCTCTTGAATATAAAGACGTTCGAGGTGATGCTCCGGACCACAGACTTGGATGGTTCTGCAAGTGCCCTCTACGCATCCCTAGAAAACATCAGGGATCTCGGGCTGGGCATTCGGCGCTCAGACGACGGGGACCATCAAGAGGAGCTCAACGCGATCGCAAATGAGCTCGGCTACGAGGGTGAATTTACAATTAATCAACTCGCACTCGAAAAGGGGCTTCAGTTCTTCCCAAAGTACTTAAACGAGACGCTCGATTCTTATCCAGACAATGGCCCCGCCTTCATCCCGAGCAGAGTCCGCTCCCACGGGCAATGAGCCTCTTCCCCGTACGCGCTCTGGTCGCGTTTCCAAGCCTCCGGTGCGTTACGAGCCTGTTGAGCAGGTCGAGGACGACTACGATATTGGAGACTATGATACGGAAGAGAGTGACGTCAGTTCCAACGCCCCTGCTGACGACGATGAAGATGAGGAAACTGATGAGAGTGATGCGGACAACGACGGCAACCTTGATGGATTTGTAGTTCCAGATAAAAGCGAGAGTGACGATGAGAGTATAGATGGAGAACCTACCATTCCTGTCAAAAAGCGGGGAGCCCCAGTTAAGAAACGACCGACCCCAGTCCGAAAGTGAATGGCCCCAGCAGCAGCAACAGACGCGTTTTGAGCCAGTTTACGCCGAGGCACACAAGCCTGACGTTCTAGAAAGTCTCAAAGCGAACCCTATGGGTCTTATTCTTTTGGGTCTAATTATTGGAATTTTACTCGCAAATATGCGCCCGGTTGTAATTCAGCCTAAGTAGCACCTTGAGCAGCCGCAGCCGCCGATGCATCAATCTGGCTTGCATTGAGAGCCGGCGGCGCCTGATTCTGGTTGACGTCGCCTCCCTGCAGATCATAAAGAACCGCGCTACCCGAACTCGACTCGACCCCAACAAACTCGCCTATCGGTCCCGTGCGCCCAGTGTGCACGGGCTCCTGTAAAAACCCCACCCACGGACTCTCCCGAATCTGTGAGTTTGGTTCCATGTCCCGCATAACTTGATACTGATTATCATAGGCCGCTACTGGTTTTGAAATTTTGGCCGGAGCCTTTTTTAGGGTTTCGTACGTCAGCAAAATAAGCCACAGGGATATGATCAGCCCTATGATTGTAAATATCATACCTATTATTCACAGTGAAAAAATCTATTTCAGGCCTGGTGGTGGGATCGGCGACTCGGTCGTCTCTGGTGGGGGCGCGCCCGCCTTGGCGGCCAAAGACGCCTCCTCAGCCTCCTTGCGCTTGAGAACCTCGGCGGACACGCGCAGATCGGCCATCGCCACAATCTCGTCGATGGTCTTGTCTGGGTGCGCCTTCTTGAGATCCTCCAGGAAATCAGCCGGGTGGGGAATGGGTGGAACGTCCGGCTTGGTGTAAAACTTGGAGTTCTCATCCCCGGGCTCGATGTATGGGAAAGGTCCGGGCTGGGGCTTGGCCGACATGTCACGCTTGCGCTTCTCGAACATGGAAGCGGCCGCCGACTGGTTGTCGCGGTACTTGCTCATAATCTCCTCGAGCTTCTCGTTCTGGTAATGAACATCCTCAATCTGCTCACGGTCAGGTGGGATCAGCAGCCACTTGTACATATCGACCACGTAAATGTCCACCACAGCGTCATCCTTCTGCAGACGCTTGGCGTGCGAGGCTGCCTCATCCTTGGAAGGGAAGCAGCCACGAATCTTCATTCCCATCTTGTCGTTCTTCTGGGGCAAATCGGGGCCCACAAACGAGATGCATGCAAAAAGCTGTCCTGGCACAGTCAGGTAATCCTGCTCGAGAGAACCCATATAAGACTAACAGCAGCTTCTTTTTTAAGCTAGATAGCGCAAAGAAATGGAGGAACTTCGTAAACTGCACAACAATGCCAAACGAGATCTCATCACTAAATGGGTCACGCCTGGGTCCCACGTTCTCGACTGTGGCTGCGGGCGGGGCGGCGACTGGTGGAAATGGAAGGCGGTCAGGGCCAAGATTTTCGCTATAGATCCCGATGAAGAATCACTCATCGAGGCTGAGAATCGCGCCCTGGAGATGAAGCTGGGCGTCTGGTTCCTGGGCAAGGGGACCATTATTCAGGCAGCCTTTGCAGGCCCCTTTGACATCGTGTGTTACAACTTTTCTCTCCACTACATCTTCGAAGACCTGAAGACGTTCGAGTACTCGATCAAGGCTCTGGCCTGTGCCGTCAAGCCTGGAGGTCTGCTCATCGGCATCACACCCGAACTGGCCCGAGCCGAGGCCATGGTCGATGCACACGGTCACTTCAAGGATGAATTAGGGAATGAAATTGCCATCCTGCAGGACGGACGGCGTCTCATGGTCCGTCTGGTCGACGGCCCCTTCTACGCCGACGGCGGGCGAGAGGAACCCACCTTGAATGCCGGTTTTTTGGTCCAGAACCTCAAGGCCGCCGGGTTCGAGATGCTCGTGTGGGAACCCATGCTTGATCGACCCAACGGACTCGTGAGTGATTTGTACTCTAAATTTGTCTTCAAAAAGATCTCTGCATAAATTAGATGCTAGCACTCCTGATCCCATTGATCATCGTGTACCTCCTCATTTTGTTCTTAAATAAGCAGCCCCCTATGCTTGTGGAACTCAAGAACCGGTACCACAGGCTATGTGCCATCCTGGCAAAGACTGGAGACCCGCTTTGGGTCCCAGTCTTAAAGCCCGCCATCATCACGGGAATTTACGGGAAAAAGGATGGCGTCATCGGTTCCAACGTGAATAAGGGGTACGAAATTTACATCTGCCTGGATGTAGACGATGTAAACTCGGCTATGTATGTGCTGATTCACGAGCTCGCACACATGTCTGTGCCCGAGTACGATCACACGAATGGTTTTTGGACTAATCTCAAGAAGCTCAAGGAGATCTGCGTTGCCAATGGTCTCTATGAGAAGAAGGGTGTCCGTCAGTACTGTGGAGACACTGTGAGGGACTAAGACCGAGGGGAGTCGCGAAGCGACTCGGCTCGTGATCCCTGGGGTACTAAGGCCAGGACCCTTCGGGTCCTCACTCAGGCCTTGTCGCTCAGGGTCTGGCGGGCAAAGTAGAAGATGATCGCAGCAACCAGGGCGCTCACGAGCATACCCGTCAGGGACAGATCATCGGTGCCCTCGGCGAGGAACTTGGGCACCATCGTGCTCAGCCGACCCTGCACCGGCTTGGAGAAGGCGACGGCGGCCGCCAGACCCGCCAGGGCGGCATAGTACTGCTCGTCCGTGAGGCCAAAGGGGTTCTTGGAGGGCTTGCCGTCCTCCTGCTTGCGCGACGTCTTCTTGTTGCCCATCTGTGGCATGGATGGGGGTCCCATCATCTCGTCCTGCATCATCTGGCCTGGACCTGGCATAATCTCATCGATCGATGTCGCAAACTCCGCCATTTGAGATTCGTCAACGTTTTTTTCAGGGACGGGATCCCTCACGAGGCCCTGAGGAGGCCCCTTGGGCTTGTCATCCTCCTCCTGGTCCAAATTTTGAATCGCAGTGGACGCGTCTGCAGACGTGGGGTCGTAGTTCTGCATTTAATTTAGTTTGCTTTTTTTACAACGACGGTTCCGCCGCGCCTCTTGGGTTCTTCATCTAGGCGCTGTGCAGCGGCCCTCGGGTTATAGTGGCGCTGGTGATACTGCCAGAATGCAGGGCCACCCACCCGGAAGTTGCGCCGCACGGGTGCTTTGTACCAAAAAACACAATCGGTAATTTTATTCGATCGGGACGTGTTGTCCAGGACCATGCACTCGAAGTTCTCTGTGCAAGCGTCCATCACCTGACAAAACGTGTCGAAGCTCGGGAAAACCCCGAAGAAAGCCTTGTAGAGGTTCTCGCGATTCTGTCTCACATTATCGCGAAGAGCAAATACGTAATCCACATTCGTGCGGATCATAGGCGTCATATCCATGCAGTACTGGGTCGACATCATAAAGAAGATCTTCCAGTGGCGGCCGTTCATGAACAGCTGGCGGATGCACGTGTCGCGCATGAACGACCGGTCGTACATGCAGTCGTCCATGAGCAAGAACACCGCAGGGGTTCTATCCTTGCCGAGACGCTGGACCAGACGCTTTTGGCGCTCAATGAGCTTCTCTATAGCCCCCTTGTTATAATCGTTATACACAAACAGGTCCGGAATGAACTGCTTGAAGTGCCCGTTGCCGTCCTCAGTGCCCGACATTGCGATCCCAGCAGACAGGTGGCGCTTGTGCCACAGGATATCCGTAATGAGCGTGGACTTACCGGTACCACGCTTCCCAATGAACACGCACACCTTGTCGTCGCCCATTTTAGACGGATCAAATTTCTTCAATTGAAGCGTCATCTGCAATTTACGAACAAAATAGAGAGTGGCCTGTGCCGCGACGCTCTGGAAAAGTTCTAGACCATTACTAGAGATGTCGGCTGGATATATCCAGCTGACCGCACTTGGTCAACAAGATGTGTACCTCACAGGAGAACCCCAAGTGACTTATTTTTCGGGCGTGTACCGGAGACACACCCCATTCGTGCTCGAGGCTTACGACATCCCATTTTTGGGTCAAAATGTGAAATTTGGTTCTAAATCCATCTGCCGGATCCCACCCCAAGGTGACCTCATTAGGGGTATGACGCTCAAGATGATCCTGCCCCAACTTTCCAACGCTCAACCCATAACGCAATGGTACTGGCCAATCCCTCCAGCCGCCGCAAACGTCGCTCAGTTTGTGATCAACTCACAGTCAAATACAGCTAACGTGGCGCCATTCGGGGGTATCACCTGGTATTCGACATACAACTTGAGTGATATTGGTACGGACAGGTGGCTCACGTCCACTGGTGGTAGCAACGGCCCGCTGTCTAACTGGGTAACTTATTCATACATATCGAATAAATTCACGTTTTCAAATGTAAATGGAGGATCGTTGACCCAGGTATGGGTCCGCCCATCATCAGTCGCAAATCCCCTTACAAATTCAGGAGTTTTCTGGGGTCTCGACCCTTTGCAGGCGAGTATTATAATATCAAATACCCAGACTTATGGAAACATATCGTACGGATACACAGTCACAAATAACACCCTCGTGGCAAACTTCACCCTCGAACAGTCTGGGTGGCTCGTGAATCCCACACCCGGTTTGCCCCCGGCTGCTTCACGCACGGGAATGTTCCTCCAGTCCCCAGCCCCGGGGCAGACCATCACTTCGGCCCAGACCCAAATGTCCCTTTCCACGTGGACAAATCATGACGCGACATCGGCCTTTACAGTGACCACGAATAACAAGATTAAAATAGCATCACCCGGAATTTACGTTCTAAAAGTGGGTCTCGGCCTCTCGAGCGGATCTATGGCGAACGTCGCCTATGGAACGGTGACCAATGACAATGTGATAGTGGGTATCCCAACTTTTACCAAAACGTATGACTGGCGCGTGTCCCCAAATCCAGCCACGCCTGCCGTGTTTCCCGTTTCCATCACAAATCCCAACACCAACGTCTACATCTATACGGGCTCGAGTGGGTCCGCGACCCTTTCCCCAAACTCCTACGTGACTGTTAATCAGGCGGACGATTACTTCTTGCTCACGAGTAATATCGCAGTTTACCAGAGCCCTCTCAAGGTTCCGTTCGTCTCGAACATCGAGAATACCAACTCGACTACGACGTCCAAGGCGACCGACGGGAGTCTCACGTGGCAGCTGTCAGCCCTGGGCACCTACCTCGTCACGGGCGTGATTCAAATGTCTAACGGCTACGTGACATCAGCGTCAATATTGGAGAGGGCCAATACGATTTACACCTACGACATGTCGGCCCAGGGTCGCGACCCGACCTTTGCCTTCTCGATGCCCATCGTGGTCACCGACACTACGACAAATTACTATATGAATGTGGTCACGTCAAACACGTCGAGCAGCTGTAACCTCATGGCCGGATCGTTCTTCATATTCAATCAGGTGGGCATTCCTTCCAACTCCACCACCGGAACACAAGGTGTGCTTCCACGGTCCGGATTCACCTTCCAAACGAACACTTCAAACGTTCTGGGGCCCACATCCAATTCATTCTCCTCACCCCTTCAAATAGGCACGACAGATTTCGTCTCGAACGGGTACACGTTCATCGAGACCGTCTCGGGCACCTCGAACCTGCAGTTCTCTAACGTAGGGACCTACGTGCTTACTGGGGCTATATGCACCGCCGACCAGCTCACGTCTATATCAATTATTACTGGAAATTCCACGGTAACTTCCCCGATCAGTCTGGGTCTCTTGCCACCGTATACCGTCAATATCCCTTTTCGAATTACAGACGTGAATTCATCAAATACCATTATCGTCGCCACGCTCAATGGATCCACGACTCAGCCGAATATATTTTCAAACACCTTCATTTCTGTGTATCCATTTGCAGTTAACACGACTGCGACGACCCAGTTCAGTTACTACGACTCTGTGGGGACCTTGGCCGTCTCATCAGCCGAGCTTAGAATCGGTGGGCAGCTCATCCAGACTCTCACGGGTGAAGCCATAGAGTTGTGGAATGACTTGAACGTTTCGTACGAGAACCAGCCAGCCCTGACGGTGCTCACGGGCAAGAACGACACGTCGAATGCAGGCACGGCGCGCACGTACTATGTCAATTTGCCATTCTATTTCTACGGCTTCCCAGAGCTCTCGATTCCGGTCGTGGCTCTTGACCGGCAGGATATCGAGGTCCACGTGACATTCAACAACTTTTCAAACTTGACAGCCATCACATCATCCCAGACGCCCAGTTTGGCCAACCCAGTGCTGGCGGCCACCATCATCACCGAGTACGTGTACCTTTCTCAACCTGAAATCGACTGGTTCAGGAATAACAGGATCGATCAGGTTATCACTCAGTGGCAGTACCGATCGTTCCAGCTCCCAGCAGGGTCTGTGGGGGGCGTCTTCCCACTCGACTTTATCAACCCGGTCCGTGAACTCTTCTTTGTGATTCAAAATTCGACTTTTGAGCCATACGACTTTTCAGCAAACGGACTCTTGAGCCTGGGCTTGTCGTTCAACGGATATGAAGCCTTCACGACGGCCACGACCGATGCCACCTACCTAGGAGTCCTCGAGCCATATAAAAACTACAATACATTCCCTCAACGGCAGTTCTACATGTATTCGTTCTGTGAAAATACCAACACGTCCCGGCCAACTGGATTTGTGAACTTCAGCCGAATCAAGCAGATCCTGCTCTCCCTGAACCTCGACCCGTCCCTAAACGTGGCGCGATCAGTCAATATCACGGGCATCAATTTCAATATATTGCGTATCGAAAATGGTCTCGCGGGCCTCATGTTCAATTCGTCCTGAATAAGATATTTGAACTTATTAGTATGGCTGGTCGTGCCAGTTTGGCCTTCCTTGGTCAAGAGGATGTCGTCTTGAGCGGCCTCCCAGAGGTGACTTATTTTATAGAAAAATACACCGGAGCGACCCAGTTTGCATATCGGGTCGATGAGATCCAATTCCAGGGCGACTACAACACGTTTGGGGGTGAGGGCTATTCGGTCCTGAGCAAGTCGGGCGACTTGATCAGTAGATTGTACCTAAAATTGCCCATGCCCCCAGTGCTGACTGCGGGCACCCCGGTCCTCAACTCTGCAGGGACGCTCATGATCAAGTACATTGAACTCTATATAGGGTCTCAATTGGTCGAGCGCCTATGGGGTGAGTTCATCGAGATGATGATGGACCTGACCGTGCCCAAAACGAAACAGGGTGCGCTCGCCAGTCTCACCGGGAAGGGGAGAACCACGTCACTCGCCACCTATACGATCCCGATCCCCTTTTCATGCATCGAAAAGGGTCTGCCCATCTGCGCCATAGATGAAGACGTCACCGTAAAGGTGGTTTGGTATCCTGCATCCATATTTTCGGGTGTGTCCGGGGCTGTGAAGTTTGATGGTGTGCTCAACGTCGAGTACACCTACCTGAATCACAGAGAGGTTGAATACATTAAAAAGACCCCTCAGCTTTTCATATTCGAACAGTGCCAAAGGGTCCAGTTCTTCGCACCGGCCGGTCTTAACCTGGTGACGTGTCCTCTTCAGCTCGTGAACGCCGTCAGTGAGATGTTTATTGTGATCCAGAATTCTTCAGCCCAAGGCTATGACTATAGCACCACGGCTTCACCGACGGTCAACACTGGGACGGTCGATCAGCTCTCAAGTTTGACCCTCTTTTTCAACACGACCGAACGGATCCAGCCACAGATTGGCAATCCTATGTTCTTGAGAAATATACAGGCTCTTGAATTTCACACCAGAATTCCAGACAGATTATTCTACATGTATTCTTTTTGCCTCGACCCAGAAAATCCAGCGCCGAGTGGTCACGTGAACTTTTCCAGAATTCCTCAACAAAGTTTAGTCGTGAATATGAACACCAGTGCCGACAACAGGACCATCACCGTCTACGCGCTCAACTACAACTTCTTGGGCTTCAATGAAGGCAAGGTGACTTCGATGTTTTCTAATTTTGAGTCTTAAAAGGGACCCGCGTCTCATGGACAATGGAAGACGCAGCCATGGAGATCTTTCTCCCGGTCATGGAGTCGGCCACGGTTCTCGCGGCCCATTACGCCAAGGCGTGTGGACGGGATATAGTTTTGGCTCAAGATATGAACATCGGCCTCATGTATGCCGCGCGCAACGTCACGGGAAAGCAGGTCGGGACCCTGTTCCCAGAAATTTATGAAGAGTCCGATGGCGAGTCTGACTCGGAGTCCTGGGAGACGGTGAGCGACGATGAGATTGTCTGGGCCCGTTACGATGGCGCAGACGATGAGATGGCCATCAAGATGAACGAGTGCGCCGATACATGGGACGCATGGGAACCTGAATCGCCCGCCGAAGGTGCGATTAAAAATGCAGTCGAAAAAACCAAGACATTTCAGGAGCGATGAATTTCGCCGAGGACGAGGAGGAGGACGAACCGGAGAAGGTTCGTTACGCCTTTGTGCTCGTGGAAGAGGACTACGAGGATGAGAATCCACCAGAGTCTTACGTCAAGGATCTTCAGGATAATTTCAGTGACGATGAGGGAGATCCAGGTGGTGACGTTCAGGGCTGGGATCCCGCGGAGCCCGTGTATTTTTTTCGAATTCAATAGTAACAAATGTCTCAGGTGATCGGTAACGTCGCTCTCCAGCTCCAGACCCAGTCGGTCAACTCCATCATCGCTGGCTTCTCGTTCGCCAGCGCCATTGCGTGGATGGATGTGGTCCGCTGGATGATCAGCCAGATCGTCCAG